CTAGAGCAATTGCCAGTTTATCTGATGCAGAGTATAAAGCAACTACTAAAGCTAAAAGACAAGGTACTAGAAAAGGTAAACAGTTTGTGGCTCAACCTAAAAAAATTGCTAAAAAAGTAAGAACATACAGAAAGATAACATGAGAAAACTAACAGACAAACAGCAAAAGTTTTTAGATGTCTTATTTGATGAGGCAGGAGGTAGTGTTGTTGAAGCTAAAAAATTAGCAGGTTATTCTGAAAACAATTCTACAACTGAAATTGTAAAAACATTAAAAGAAGAAATCGTAGAAATAACTCAGCTTTATATGGCTAGAAATGCACCAAGAGCAGCTATGTCACTTGTAAGTGGCATGATTGATCCTACAGAACTGGGCATGAAAGAAAAGTTAAATGCATCTAAAGATTTATTAGATCGTATTGGATTAGTTAAAACTGAAAAGTTACAAGTAGAAGCTAATAATGGTTTAATGATATTACCACCTAAAGATGCTGATAAAGATGCATGAAAGAAAATTTACCAGATTTAGGAATATGGATTTTACCGCAACCAAAAGAAGCTGTAGAAAATAAAGGAGACTTTGTTCCAATACCTTATGTAAAAAAAACAAGCCCTGTACCCTTTGGTTATATAGTTTCAAAAAAAGATAACGATGTATTAGAACCTATAGTTGATGAATTAAACGCATTAGAACAAGCAAAAAAATATTTAAAGCAATATTCGTCAAGGCATGTAGCAGCATGGTTAACAAAAATAACAGGTCGTTCTATAACGCATGTAGGATTACTAAAAAGAGTTAGAGATGAAATCAAACAAAGACATAAAGCTAGGGTACTTAGGCAATGGGCCAGAGGGGTCGAAAAGGCAATCTCCATTGCGAAGAAATACGAAAAAAGCAAAGGTTGTAGAAAAGAAATTAAAGATTAAAACAAAAGAAAAGGCTAAGCCTAAAGTTTTAGTTCATAAGATAGAAGATATACAATTAGAAGAAAAGAATATTATATTTAAGCCCAACGAAGGGCCACAAACAATGTTCTTAGCAGCAGGTGAAAGAGAAGTTTTATACGGTGGGGCAGCAGGTGGAGGTAAGTCTTATGCTATGTTAGCTGATCCATTAAGATATATGGGACATCCACAGTTTAGTGGGTTGTTACTACGACATACAACAGAAGAATTAAGGGAGCTTATTTGGAAAAGTCAGGAGATGTATCCTCAGATTTATCCAGGTATTAAATGGTCAGAAAGAAAGATGCAATGGGTAGCACCTAATGGTGCAAGATTGTGGTTTTCATACTTAGATAGAGATGAAGATGTATTAAGATATCAAGGTTTAGCATTTAGTTGGGTAGGATTTGATGAGTTAACACAGTGGGCTACACCTTTTTCTTGGAATTATATGAGGTCAAGGCTTAGAAGTACGGCTAGTGATTTACCTGTGTATGCTAGAGCTACAACAAATCCAGGAGGGCCAGGACATGCATGGGTAAAAAAAATGTTTATTGATCCTGCTGTACCTAATAAATCTTTTTCAGCTACTGATATTGAAACTGGAAGAGTATTAACTTTTCCAAAAGGGCATAGTAAAGAAGGTGAACCTTTATTTAAAAGAAGATTTATACCTGCATCATTAAATGATAATCCGTATCTTTCTGAGCAGGGTGATTATGAAACTATGTTATTATCTTTACCAGAAAATCAACGCAAGCAATTGCTAGAAGGTAATTGGGATGTAGCTGAAGGAGCAGCATTTCCAGAATTTAATAGAGAAATACATGTTGTTGAATCTTTTGATGTACCTAGAAATTGGATTAAGTTTAGAGCATGTGATTATGGATATGGTAGTTTTTCAGCAGTATTGTGGTTTACTGTATCACCTGCTGAACAGTTAATTGTTTATAGAGAATTGTATGTTAGTAAAGTATTAGCTAAAGATTTAGCTCATATGGTGCTAGAAGCTGAAGAAGAAGATGGAACAATGAGATGTGGAATATTAGATTCATCTTGCTGGCACAAAAGAGGAGATACAGGCCCATCACTTGCAGAAACTATGATGATGGAAGGGTGTAGATGGAGACCTTCAGATAGAAGTGGTGGTAGTAGAGTAGCAGGAAAAAATGAAATACATAGTAGGTTACAAGTAGATGAGTTTACAGAAGAGCCAAGATTAGTTATAACTAATAACTGTACTAATTTAATTGCACAGTTACCTATACTACCTTTGGATAAAAGAAATCCAGAGGATATAAATACTAAATCAGAGGATCATTTGTATGATGCATTACGATATGGAGTTATGAGTAGGCCTAGATCTAATTTATGGGATTATGACCCTAACACTGCAAAGGATTCTAGTTTTACACCATCAGACCCTTTAATGGGATATTAAGGATAGTTAAATGATTGATGAAGAATACACTGAAGATAAACAATTTGCTTTAGATGACAAAAAAGATAATAATTTACCAGAAGAAAAAATAGCAGATTCTATGATTTCTTATGTAATAGATAGATATACTAAAGCAGAAGATTCAAGACGTATAGATGAAGAAAGATGGTTAAGAGCTTATAGAAATTACAGAGGTATTTATGGCCCTGATGTACAATTTACTGAAGCTGAAAAAAGTAGAGTGTTTATTAAAGTAACTAAAACAAAAGTTTTAGCTGCATATAGCCAGATTACGGATGTATTATTTTCAAACAATACTTTTCCATTAAGTGTAGAACCTAGTATATTACCAGAAGGTGTAGCTGATTCTGTTCATTTTGATCCTAAAGCACCAGAAGAAAAAAATGTTAAAGTAGCACCTGCAATAAAATCAATGGACAGTTTATATGGATATTCTGGTGAGGATAAAAAGCTACCCCCTGGAGCTACCATACATTCTTTAATGGATAAGTTAGGCCCACTAAAAGATAAGTTAGAAAATATACAGGATTTAAAAGAAGGAGCAGGAGTTACTCCTAGTGCTGTAACATTTCATCCAGCAATGATAGCAGCAAAAAAAATGGAAAAGAAAATTAAGGATCAGTTAGATGAAAGCAGTGCATCTAAACAATTAAGATCAACAGCATTTGAAATGGCACTATTTGGTACTGGAGTTATGAAAGGCCCATTTGCTATTGATAAAGAATATCCTAATTGGAATGATGATGGGGAATATAACCCAACAATTAAAACTGTACCTTCTACATCACATGTAAGTGTTTGGAATTTTTATGTAGACCCAGATGCTGATAATATGGATAATGCAGAGTATGTTGTTGAGAGACATAAAATGAGTCGTTCTCAAATGCGAGCATTAAAAAAGAGACCTTTTTTTAGGTCTAATGTTATTGATGAAGTTATTAATTTAGGAGAAACATATTATAAAAAATATTGGGAAGATGATCTTAGTGATTATCAAGTAGATAAAGGTGTAGATAGATTTGAAGTCTTAGAGTATTGGGGTGTTGTTGATAAAGAATTATTAGTAACCAATGAAATTAAAATACCAAAAGACTTAGAAAATATAGATCAGTTACAAGCCAATGTTTGGTGTTGTAATGGAAAAATACTACGTTTAGTTTTAAACCCTTTTAAGCCAGCTAAGATTCCGTATTATGCAGTTCCTTACGAATTGAACCCTTACTCTTTATTCGGAATCGGTATCGCAGAAAACATGGACGATACACAAACTTTGATGAACGGCTTCATGCGTATGGCAGTTGATAATGCAGTCTTATCTGGTAATCTTATTTTTGAAGTTGACGAAACTAACTTAGTACCTGGGCAGGACTTATCTGTATTTCCAGGTAAAGTTTTTAGAAGACAAGGAGGTGCTCCAGGGCAGGGTATATTCGGTACGAAGTTTCCTAATGTATCAAATGAGAATATGCAGTTGTTTGATAAGGCCAGAGTTCTTGCTGATGAATCTACAGGATTCCCATCATTTGCTCATGGACAAACAGGTGTTATGGGTGTAGGTAGGACTGCTAGTGGTATTAGTATGCTAATGAATGCAGCTTCTGGAGGTATTAAAACAGTAATCAAAAATGTAGATGATTATTTATTAAGACCTATAGGGGAATCTTTTTTTAGTTTTAATATGCAGTTTGATTATTCACCTGATATAAAAGGAGATTTAGAAGTTAAAGCTAGAGGTACAGAAAGTTTAATGGCTAATGAAGTTCGTAGTCAAAGGCTTATGCAGTTTTTACAAGTGGCTAGTAATCCTGCATTAATGCCTTTTGCAAAGTTCCCTTATATTATAAGAGAGATAGCTAAATCAATGGAGTTAGATCCAGACAAAGTAACAAACAGTTTGGAAGAAGCTGCAAGACAAGCAGAGATTATGAAACAACAACAACCCCCTGCTCCACCTCAATCACCAGTAGCACCTCAAGGAGTAGGAGGGCCACCTAATGTTGCAGATCCTACAGGATCAGGTGGAGGTAATATAGGTGTAGGACAGATACCAATACCAGGAGAACAAGGATTTAGTGCAAATGAACAACAGCCAACAGAACAAGTACCTCCCCAAGCTTAAAGGATTTGTAAACCAACCTAATAGTTGGAGTGCATATAATGAACATTTAGATATATTATTAGGGGCACAACATAGAACTATGGAACAGGCAAAAGATCCTGTGGATATATACAAAGCACAGGGTGCAGTACAAATGATTAAATATTTAAGGGGCTTACGAGATCAAGTAAATGCATCTTTAGAAAGTAAAAAATAATGGCTAAAGCAAAAAAACAAACTAAAAAATTATTACAAGAAGGTGGATTAAATCAAGAAGGTGGTACAGTAGATCCTGTAAGTGGTAATGATGTACCAGTAGGTTCTACACAGGAAGAAGTACGAGATGATATACCTGCACAGTTAAGTGAGGGTGAGTTTGTATTCCCAGCAGATGTAGTTAGATTTATTGGGTTAGATAATCTTATGAAGTTGAGGCAAGAAGCTAAATCAGGACTTGCTAAGATGGATAGGATGGGACAAATGGGTAATTCGGAGGAAGCAGTAGAAGATGACACAGGAGAGTTTGATACAGACATTGACAATATTATTGAAGAAATTGAAATGGAAGCTGCAACATCACGAGATTCTATATCAGAAGTTGAAGAGCCAGAAGAAGATTTAACAGAAGAGGACGATGATTCTATAAAAAAGTCTGATGGGGAACGTCTAGGTTTTAATGTAGGCGGACTTCTCAAAACTGAAAATGATTCCTCAGACAATACAAAAGCTGTTGGTAAAAATATGGCAATACTATATGAAAAAGATAATGTTCCAGATTCACTAAAATACTCACCATCTACTAAAAAAGAAAAAATAACAACCTCACCAAAAGCTCCAGTAGCACCTGAAGCTGGTACTAAAGATACTGCTAAAAATATATTATCAAAAAAATATGATACTTCTACTACACCTAGTGGTGAGCTTGGCAGTCAACAGTTAGCTAAAAATATATTAGAAAAGAAATATGGTAAAGGTATAACTGCAAGAAAAATTGTAGGTGTTGATGACACTACAAAACAAGATAGTAGTTTTACTGAATTAGAAAATTATAAAAACTTAGATCAAGATAGCTCTAAAAGTAATTTATATAATCAGATAGTAAATCAAAATAAAAACATAGCATATCAAGGTAAACAAAGTGATAAAGAATTTATATTTAGGCATATGGCTAAAGATTTATCTAGTGCAGGTATACAAGATTTAAGGCAGTTGGGATATAAAGATATAGAACAACCTCAACAATCTGTCGATTTAATAGAAAAGAAAGGTAAGTATTTTATTAAATCTAAAAATAAAGGGGGTGTAAAAAATCTTATTGAAGTTTCACCAACAGATGTAGAATCTTATACTACTAAAGCTACAGCAGGACATAGCCCAGGAACTAAAAAATTAAGAGGTATGATTAGTCAACCACCAAAAAGAGTATTGATTAATAAAGAAACAGGTGCAGAAGTAATACAAGGTAAATATGGTGGTGAATTAGGATTTGATACAGGTGAATCTACTAGAGCATTAGGTTATGGATTTAGAACAAAGAAAGAGCCTATAAAAGATTTAGCAGAATGGAATGCAATAAATGATCCAAGAAAAGGATTAAGATGGGGTAATTCAACTTCTGTTGAGGGAATGGCAGATTATATGATATCATTCAATAAAGATGGAGAAGCTATGGTGTTTCCTCAGTATCAAGACACAGGCAGTGAAACTGCTGCTATGTTTGCTACAGCAGTGGCAGCAGGTGCTGCAGCTACTTATGGCCCAGGTTTACTATCCAAAGCAGGTAGTAAAATAAGCAGTACAGTAGGTGAGGGTGGATTTAAAGGGTTTCTTAAAAAAGTTGGAGAAAGTGTTGGAAAAGAAACTCTTATAGAAAAAGGAAAAGAAAAAGTAATTAAAGAAACTATTAAAAGTGTAGTAAACAGTACTACAGACAATACAACAAGAAGAAAAAAGATTACAACAAATGATTTTTTTCCAGTTGTAAGAAATGATTAAAAATTGGCTACCTAACTCCCCTTATAGGCAACGGTTAGTCCCAACGTGAAAGGTAATACACAATGTCAGAAGTAATAGAGCAAGAAGCTTTACCAGTGGTACAAAAACAAAAAACAGTTACAGGTTTTGCTAAAAGGTCTACTAATAAAGTTAAAATAGAGCAGGAAGAAAAAGAATTAGAAGCTATGCAAAAAGACGTAGTTGAAGGGGTTGAAGAAAAACCTATTGAAGCTACTGAGCCTGAACCTGAAAATGCTGAAGAAAGAAGTTTTAAAAAAAGATATGGTGATTTAAGAAGACATGCACAAAAAAAAGAAGATGATTTACAAAAACAAATAGAAGGATTAAGAACTCAATTAGATAGTGCAACAAAAAAACAAATTAAGTTACCTAAATCTGAAGAAGAGTTAGAAGAATGGTCTAATGAATATCCTGACGTAGCTAAGATAGTTGAAACAATAGCTATTAAAAAAGCACAAGAACA